CCGGTATCGTTGCATGTAAAACCTTACGAATGAATTTTTCGTCCGTCAGCATACCTGGTGATAGATGTTCTCTCGATATTGGACATGTTTCAGATTTGATGAGCCATTTCTCAATAGCTTTTCTTTCGAAGATGTGTCCACACGGGCATGTGACTGGGTTAAAAGGGTAATTCATTGTAATGCAGCATTTGAAGTTTTCCATGTTAATTTAATTATTAGAAATAGGTCATACGCCAAAAGGTCGGTTCAGACCATCATTGATCCTGCGATCTTCAGACCTGTTTTCAGCATTGGTACGACGACGTCACCTACTGATATCGAATCGGCGTCACCTGATTGCGCTATTGGTTGTTTAGAAGCGATATTGGATACGGTGTTGATAATGTTTTCATTTCTTGGTGGTCCCGATTTGGCTAAAGCATAAACGTCTGCGCTGATCGATGGTGCATATTCAACGCAGTATAATGTATCTAAAACGAAACTTGAGCCTGGTGTTGCCCCTGAGATTGTCAACAACGTTGAAGACCAACCGTTGTCATATGATGCTACGTGCGGCCAATGTATCATGGTTCCTTCAGATGATATGTCGTTATGCATCAGAAAACTATCTCTTTCGTAATGGGGTGCTGCGATAAAAGCTAAATCGTTGGCAATTGTTGCCCATTCGTACTCATCCGCCGTGTGTTTCAACACTCCATGACAACCTGCTTTCAAAGGGAACGTTTTCGTATCATAAGTGTTTGATGCATAAAATCCTGGTTTAACTTCTAGTTTTCTAATAAGTATTTGATCGTTGTTCCACACCTTGTTCACTGATCCTTGAGAGTTGATTACCGTGAAATCTGTGCTATTCGGCTGCAATGTATTCATTGACAATTGTGATCGATTGACTTTGACAACGCCTGAATTGTTTAATGATGTTCCCGTATACAGCAGTGACCAACCAACGGTGACTATGCGTGATTTGGTCGATCCGTACAGTGCTGCAGCGTTGTCAAAAATCCCGGCAGCGTTATTCAATTTGACCGGTAAGTTCCGCCATTCAGGTTGCATAACCGCGAACATAACATTATTATCGCCAGTGTGATGTGGGAAATTCATAGAATTGACCTTGAAGTCCGTATCTATTCCTTCAGTTTGAAACCATATAGATGATGGTAGCGCTGGTGTTATAGCAATGTTAACACTACCTGATGACCCAACTGTGAATGTGTTCTGCATGCGATGATCCATAAGTATTCTCTTTAAATCTGTGCCGTCTGGTATACCTAAAGCTTTACCTTGAGATTTAAAGGGCATAAGTCTGCACATTGCATATGGGTTGTTCATTACACCTTTCTGTGCTACTGGTCGATTATTTCGCCGACGTCGCCTAGGGTTTCGGATAATGTTTAAATTCTTCTTGACCTGATTGTTTTCTAATCGTTTCAATGCTCTTAAACGAGGTGGTAGTCGTCGCCGTATTCGTCTACGTCTGATGGCACCGTTATTATTGATCACAAAGTTGTTCTTTGTGGTTCTGTTTTGCGGTGGATTATTTTGTGTTGTAGTTGACATGATGACAATTGTTAATAGTGATAAATATGTTATATGTATAAATATTTACAATATGTGTATTTACAATATATATTAAGAATAGGTCATATTCTTTGCGCGACCGGTATTATCTCCATGCGTCGTACTATCATGTCTTTCATGCGTCTTGGGTCTTTTGCTTCTGCATTCAAAAATCCGAATAAGATTTTGATTTCTTCTGGTGATGGTACGTAACTGAACATTTTTGTGTAATTATAATATTGATTCGTTAGCACGCATACTTCGTCCAGTGTATATTGATCAGGTATCATCTCCAAACCATTGCGTAATGATATGATTGTTTCAGTATATTGATCTTGTGATGAGTAAATTTTCGACAGATATTTCGCCACTCTCCTCAATGCGTCGGGAGCCGCAGCATGATCACAAATGAACTTACCAGCAAATTCGATGATTGGTGGTTTCTCGTCTTTTAACAATAACTTATTCCTCTCTAGCCATTCCTGATTGGTAAATTCAATATCGATGCCCTCTAAAGCTGAATCGTCGCC